TTAGCCGAAGCGATTATAAGCCGTGCCAAGACATTAAATCAACCCCCAATCAGATTACTGCATTCTTTATGGCCAATACTAGGAGCTATTTTAGGAAGTCGGTTTGCAATTAACCTCCGAACTACTGCAAGAGAAAGGGAATGCTGGAAGGAATACCCGATCTTCTATTGTGCAGATTTAGGCGGGGTTTCTACTGGAAAAACCCTCACTCAAAACGAAGTTTGTCGGGTTTTGAAAAGAAAAGATTTAGCCGAGCAGAAAAGAGTTACTAAGGAACAATCCACACTAGACGATCTAAAAGCTGCGTGGCAAGAGATGTCAGCATCAGATCGCAAGGCAAACAAAACAAACGCTGAAATCAACCCTCGTCTTTACGAAAAAGAACACTGTCAGGCGCGTCGGTGGTTTTATGATGAAGGTACTCTTGATGGCATCTTAAAAACGATGTCCTCGCAACCTTCTTGGCAAGGTGGGGTAGTCGTATATGACGAATTATCGGGATTTTTTGAAGGATTAAATCAGTACCGATCAGGTGGTAAAGGTAACGACCGGCAACGAGACTTAAGCAACTGGAATGGCCCTATCCGAAATACTTTTGACCGCGTAAACAAAGACAATCGATACTATTTAGATGGGCAAACACTTAATAAATTAGGTGGGATACAAGTCGAGAAACTTAGGAAATATCTTGATTTATCTAATGATGTCGATGGGGCAGTTTCTCGGTATCTTTTCTTGCTACATGAACCCCTTGATCCTCGTCCTGGTAAGCCGCCAGAAGACCCTAATTCTATCGATGAGTGTATCGAAACACTGGTCAATCAAATCAGTGGAATTAGCCTAGAAGCTGATGAGGATGGGATTGTCGATCCTCATAATTGCTGGTTTAGCGAAATCGGAGAAAGTTATGCCTGGGGTATCAAGTATCACTACGAGATACTTATTAAGAAGTATCGAGCGATTAATCCATCATTTGCTTCCTATCTAGGAAAGCAAATGAAGACTTTTTTAAGGCTTACATTAAGTATCCATCTTCTGAATTGGATATTTGATCCAGATAATACTAATCTTTACAGTATTCCTGTACAAACAGCTATTAAAGCTGCTAAGATGACCGACTTCTATATCAGTCAATTCTTGACAATTCAAGGAGTTACATCTCAGGACGAAAATCCAGTACAGGGAATTTTATCTGAGATATGGGAGATTGTCAAAAGCGCAGGCCAAATCAAGCCTCGGGACGTTGCCCAAAAATTCGGCGGGCGTAAAATTAATGGGGAAAAAGTAAATACATCTATCGCCCGTACCCTACTTACTCAGCTAGAGCAAGCTGGCTATGGACGACTAGAGGTCAAATCAAGGGGTATGATACTGCACTATCAAGAGCCAAAAGTAGCAGAAACTTTTGAGATAGAAGATTCTCTGGAATATCAATCAGAGATAAAAGAAGAAATTGTTCAAGTTGCCAGTCCCACTTTCACACACCCAAAAAATGAATCGATCTCTAATTCTGACATAGTAGAAGTTGAATCGGAGCCAGTAATCGATGAGTTATCGGCTGATGGTGTACACATTGATAGCCTTCCTGATCTTGAGAAAGAAAAGGTGCTAGTGCGGACGGCTGCACCTATAGAGATAGGGGAGCGAATTATCCCACCGAGAGCAGTCGGAAAAGTTACTTCTGTAACTTTTGATAATCAATGGCTTTTGAGGGTAGAAACTGTTTTAAATGGGTCTGTGATCATTTTTACAATTCCATTTTCTGATTGTTACCTAGATATAAGTACCTGATAGGATTGACAATTTTAGGAGTCCCTGATAGAATTGAAGTGCTAGAGTAGCTTGGTAGCTAAAGGCTGAAACGGAGCCTTCAACCAAAAAGGGACTTAATGCAAAAAATAACTTTATTTTTTGTTTCAAAACTGAAATTTGCGAATCCACCGAACTTGGCAAAGATTGAGTGAGGGAAGGGCGTTTCGTCAGGAGTAGATTTAATTAAGTTTTGCGGGTTCGATTCCCGTCTTTAGTACCTATGATCGGACAATATATTCCTTCTCGATACCCTAAAAAGATTTATCGTGTTAATTCCTATGGTCAAATTTTCCCCCAGTGCAAACCATTGGGGATTATTAAGACTGCCATAGGAATCTACTATCACTTTGAATCAATTGATCGCCTCACAAAAGGAGAACATTTTTACTGTTTTAGAAAAGAAGATTTTCAAGAAATCTCTTGACAATTCTAGCAGAATGATGTAAGATTTAAGTAATCAATTAAGGGGGAATCATGAAGCTTATTGCAAATATGAGCACTGCTAAAATTAGTTATTACGCTAATTTTTATGCTGGACAATATCGAAATTCCAAGCAAGAATCTGGGGAAAATGTACGCAAAAAACGTGACGCTTTATACTCTAAAATTCGGGAGTACAACAAAATTTTAGAACAGCGTGGACTTGAAAAAGTAAAGGTGTAAATGTAAAATGACAACAAACTCAAAAAAGCGACCATATTGTGTAATTTTTTGGCTAACGATTTTGGCTTATTTAGTAATTATATCGGCTTTATTATTAGATGCGAACGAAGCCTATAAAGACTACAAAGTTAATTTGAGCCTATTGTACGGTATTGTTTAAAAAAGTAAAGGTGTGATTATGGAAAAAGAAACTAAAAAAGCATGGGCTAAATTATCAAGTCAGGATGACATTGATAAGAACAAAGGACTTATCAGAGGGACAGATGAGCAAGAGTCTGCCAAAAGATTTAAAGCGCATTTAGATCACTGCAAAAGACACCTAAAGGATTGGAGAAAATGAGATACACAATTAGGACAATAGATAGAAGAAATAAGCCTTGCAAGATTAAAGCTTCTATGCACGAAAACCGGCTAATGGCTTACTTGGACGCTTTAAGCCGCAACGGGCATCATGGCATCGTAGTAGAAGAAACAGTAGGTATTTCCTAGTAAATTTACCCAACAGGAGTAACAAGTGGACATAAAACAAGTAACAGAGAAAATATTGGAATTCTGTCACAGAAGTTATCCAAATTTAAGATGGAATCTTGACTCTGAAAATAATATAATTCAGTGTCCACTTTTTCCTGATGAATTAATAATAGAGGTTTTTCTGGATAGTCCGCTTAAGCGTATTTCATGCGAAGCGTATCATGTAGGCACGTTTGAATTATGGATAAATCCTGACGATAGAGACAATAACTATTCTTATGAGAATCAAATAGCATTTGATTATATTAGAAAGTCAAAATCTGATTATTTTGATAACAAATACAGAGAAACTCGAAAAGTAATGCTAGACATTTTTAATTTCATTCTTGATGAGATTCAAGAGTAAATAGGAGCAACACATGGACACACAGTTAGTAGCGGAAAAACTATTTAAGTTTTGTAAAGAAAAATACCCAGATTTAAAATGGGACATCAAATTTGTAAGAAAAGACTCAACATATATTTATGGATCAGATTCTTTTATTGAATTAACATTAAGGGTTCACAAAGAATGCGAATTTGAATATATTTTAGGTTCTTCTAAAATATTACCTCCTATGCTCTGGCTAGGCACGTTTCACGTTTGGATAAATTTTGAAAAAGATAGTGACATAGATTTTACTCTTTATGAGACAGACAAAATATGGAACGAAAAAGATTGGCTATTATCCAAACAATCTTGAAAAATAATGTTAAATATTTTTAACTTTATTCTCGATGAAATCCAAGAGTAAAAACATTACTAAGAGTTAAAATAATGGCGACAAACAAAGAGTTAGGACTTCCGCCTAAAGGAACGTATCCAGCTAAGGTAATTGAAGTTATCGATAATTTTAAAGTAGTAATAAACCGTGGTAAATTAAATTGTATCCGAATAGATACTTCTCATCTAGTTTATTCGATTACAAACAAGCCAATATACGACCCGATAACTAGCGACTTCATTGGTCATCGTATTCTTTATAAAGGGTCAGGAATGATTATTTCTGTTGAAGAAAATACCTCTATTATTCAAGCTTGCAATAATTCTCGATACAACTGCAAGGAATTTGTCAATGTTTGTGTCAGCGATTTAGTTATTTGTATTTGAGGTAATAACAATGGAACTATTAAAAAAAGCGTCACTTAAAGAAATCTCTGATTTCTTTAAAAAAACTTTTGAGCAGATGAGTATCTCCGAATACGATACAGTGGACATCTCAGAGTGGGATACAGTTGCAGACGACAAATGTATTCGTTTAATAGGAACTTTGGTAATTAAAGAAGATTATTTTTACAAAACTTATGGTAAGTTAATAAAAAACAAAAAGTATGAAGTTTTGATTGAATGTCGAGAAATTTCGACTGAATATCAATTGATAAACAAATGCTTTGAAAAAATCACAATAGAAGGTACGTT